AGTCCTTTTCTTTCTTTCCATTGTTCATACTGGTCACTATTAATAAATTCTGTTGCCTCGTCTTCTGCTTTTATTGGGCCAGGAAACATTTCCCATCGTTGGTCGTCAAACCAGACAGACACGGGCTTATTTTTACCTACACCGATAGTTTTAATAGTGACTAAAACATCACCAACTTCAAACGACTTAAGGAAATACTCCCTTTCCATGCCAGGGTCCAAAGTCGGGTCATCAGTAGTGTTCTGAACAGCAACTGCGTCTGCTTCTTCCTCTTCTTCAAAAACATCAAACATCCCTGAGCGAGATACACTATCAAATCTTTTACCAACAGTGGATAAAGAAATCTCTGAACATTTTTGATTAACCAGCGTTTCAAATAGGCCAAAGTCCTTAGATTCTAATGCGTCAATGATGTCTTTGTTTCTTAAAGTCATTTTTTAGTACTCTGCTTCGTCTGAGATGATTCCTTCTTCTCGTTCCTGTGCTATCTCTTTATCTAGTTCTTTCATGTCTTTGTCAGACTGTCTTAAGATGTTCTTTCGTACCCATTCAACGGAATAATATTTACCGATATAGTCGTTCACATCTCGGAGTACGGTCATTCTTTCATTAATTAGTTCATATTCTTTTAATTCTGCAAAATGGTTGTCTTTAGCATACTCAAAAGCGATATCTTGGTCAATAGCATCCCAATCTTCTTCAGTCATAATACCTTTAAGAAGGCATTGGGTTCTTAACATCGTCTTAAATAAGTCATTAAACTTATTTCTTAGTCTTTCAATGAATTTTTGAAACTTTACTTCATCCCTATTTATTTCAGAAGCCCTACCGAGGCTAAACCCAGAATCCATTTCTAATCGTGTTTTTGGAATGCTAAGTGCTTGATATAATCGTCTTTGGAAATATTCAACATCATCCATTTCACCAAGATTTTGACCACCGTCAAGGGTAGTAATTTCCGTTCCTTTACCACCTTCTCTTCGTGGTAACCAGAAATCCTCTAACATTGATAAATGCCGTTTATCATCTCTAATTTCACCAGTATCTGCATCATACACAAGTTTATTTCGATACTTGTTCATAATACTACGAACATATTGCTCTGCTTTAGTTTTAGGGAGTGAACCAACATCAATATAAAACACACGACGTTCTGGTGCACGACTTAACCTGTAGATTACTACTGCATCTTCAACCATTCTAAGTTGATTTAAAGGTTTGATTGCTTTATGAAGATAACTTAAAACTCTTCTATTGGCAGCATCATATAAACCTGAGGTTACAAAGCAAATAGCCTCCATAGCAATTTTAAGACCTTCTACATGTTGCGGGTCTTCTCTGTAAAGAAAATATTCATCCTTCTTTACAATTACCTCAACTACACCTTGACCACCACCTTCTGCTGTTTCTTTTTTCTTTTCAGTTTCAATTATTTTCTGTATTCTGGTAGGGTCAACATATTTAATGTCCAATATACCTTTTTTAGTATTTTTTTCATCGACTATCATGTGGTAATAAATCTTACCATCAACATACCACCGTCTGAAAATTTCATACCCTTTGTTTTCAAACTGTAGCATAGCATATAGGGCATCGTATTCATCATGAATTTTTGTTTTAATGTTTTTTGAAAGGTCTTTGTTGTCTATTTTGTCTAATGACAATTCAACAGACCGCTTTTCTTCATCATACACGATTGCTTCATTTAAAATATCTTCAACGGCTGACTCCACTTCTGGATGCATAACCATTTCTCGATATTTTGTAATAGATTCTAATTCGGTTTTGGCTGCTTGGTCAAAATCAATTATAGTTTGAAAATGCCCGCTACCGTATCCACCGTAACCCCCACCTTCAAGTACAAACGCTCCTTCCTCACTTTCGGGCTGGGTAAATGTCTTTAATTTTTTGTCTTCTGGTGGAAGTTTACCTTTTTTCTTTCTTCCAATTGAAAATCCGAATAATTCTAGAGGCATAACATAATCCTTTTTTTAATCATAATATAACGAACAAACCTGTCACTATCAAAGGTATCAATTACCAGGCGCTGAAGCAATTCCAACTTCAACACTATCATCGGTATCTTGTGTAAGAAAATAAGTATATTGAAGGTTTACTGTGAATTCCATCAAATCAGCAGCCTCCGTAGAAACATCAATCGCTGCCACTTCAGATGGCCAACAATGGAAAAACTGATAAGACTTTATTGCATCTCCTGTACGGTCAAGGTGGTCTATTCTCCAATCTGGGAAGAGTGGACCACTAAGGTCATGCTCAGTAGATGAAGTATTAGCAACAGTGTGGTTAAGGTCATCCATCCATTTTTCAAAGGCATTTCTTAATTCAAAATCACCATCTGAAAGGAATGTTAGACTCCACTCTGCGTACTCTCGTTCGCCAGGCAGTTTAATTTTACGTCCTCTAAATGGGACTTCTATGGCTGCAATGTTAGATGCTGGCATTGAGGCTGCTTTACATAAATAACCAACCTTTGTAGCAAGATTAGTAGTACCAATCATACCTTGCACCCTAAAGAGATGCGGTCTTACGCCACCTTTTGAGAGGGCTGTTTTAAAGTTGTTGATATTCATCTATCTTTTTCTCCTAAAAATGTGTGTCATCTCTTTATAATATTTATAAATCATCCACCAACCTCTGTGAAATCAACACCTGTTGCTGTAGCGACAAAATTCAACGTGATAAAATTAATAGACCTAGTAGGTTTAATGTAGATGTCTGCAACAAATTCATTTCGGTCTATCACTGAGCCGGGATTATTAGTATCATTACACACTACTTTGAAGTCAATAATTCCTCGTCTTGCTTGAACATCACGAAGGAATGGTTCAATCATGCTCTTAAAGTGAGCACGAGTGAATGCATCGTTTTGTTCGAACAATTGATATTTGGCTGCAGTAGAGATTGCTTTTTCAAGAACAATAAACAAACGTCTAACATTTAGTCTGTCAAATGCACTCGGTTTTGCTTGCAATGTCTTATCACCCCAAAGGACTGTACCTTCGCCAGGGAAGGCAACCACTGGATTAACTTGACATTTGTAAAGGTTATCCCTGTGTGCTTTTCGTGGATTCCATGATAGTTTAACTACACCACGGACTTGTCCACGGTTGAATCCTGCAGGTGAGAACCATGTTTCTGTTTGTTGGTCTGAGCGTACTGCAAGACCTGCCATGTCACCATTTAGTGGCACCCATCGGTAAAGGTCTGTATATCGGTCATACATGTACTTCCAACCAGAGTCAAGGAATCCATAAGAACTGTTCTTATTGAGTTGTACTTTTCTGAAATCTAGTACTTCAGTTTCTGCTGTTGCTTCAGCAACTGGTGAGTCATTTAAAACTACATCTGCTTTTTCAGGTGAAAGGAATACTACACAGTCTTTACGAGAATCGCAAAGGTCAACTAGTTCACCTGCAAGTGTTGGGCCAGCATTACTTCCAAGGATTAGACTTACATCGACTGTTTCTGGGTCTGCAAAAAGACCATATCCTGCAGATGCTCCTGTTGATATTGTACCAAGTGTTTCACCACCACCACCTCTTAAGGAATCACTTTTACCTTGAGTAGTACCTGTTGAACCAACAATCGTGTCAAATCGTCCTTCTGAATCAGTGGTTAAGGTATCACCCCAACTTAATGCACCACCAGTAACTTCTCCATTAGCAGAGCCACCATCAGGATGTGCACCCCACCAGATATATTTAGAACCAGTATTTACAACTTCTTGATAGTAATTCGATTCACCAGTCATGGTTTTAGCATTGGCTGCTTTAGATAATCCGTTGAAAGTTTCAAGTACTGTACCTTTAGTACCAGTAAACAAACCGTCTTCATCAACAACAGCAATATTCAAACCGTCATAACCTTGGGTAATACCAGTTAGGTCTTCCATCCATTGACTTGTGTAGGGCATGACTGAATCAAAGTATGAGTAGTATGACCAGTCGTCGTAAGCAGTCGAACCTTGTATAGCACCATCCGTACTAAATCCACCGTCAGTCCAATAAACTGCGATAGAGTTACCTATAGTGCCGGGATATCGTGCTGCCCATTGACCGCTAGTAGTACCTAGTCCATCCATACTTACGTTATAATGGTCGTCATTTTTAATATAAGTACCTGTTCCACCAGTTGCACTTGCATTTGAGGAAGATGTACTTGTTTGTCGGACTACTTTTAGATTGTTACCATAACCAAGATAATTTCCGGCAGTAAACCATTCTTCGTAGTTTTCAGCGTTTGGTTCACCAAAAAGTGCCTTTAAGTTGTTTTCGCTATCAACTGTAACTATTTGCTCTGATGGACCCCACTGAAAGTGGCCAGCGAAGGCTGCAATCGTCGTTGAAACTGCTGGCACAATTGTAGTCAGGTCTTTTTCTTTTACCTCTACGCCAGGGCTTATTTGAAATGCCATAAGGGATATCTCCTATTCATACCTTTGATATATGTTCTTATAACTAAAAATTCATATGTTGTACGAAGGTATTTATAACTAGGCATTCTTTAGGATGCTGAATACTGTGTTATCTCCATGTAATCGGTGCAGAATCATCGTCTGCATTAAACCAAATTTGACCGTCATCATCTACTTCATGTTCTGGAAAGTCACTTCCAAGACCATCATCAATAATACCAAAGGGGGTTAGGTCTTCTTCCACAGATTCAATCTTATCATGATACAAATCCTTTCGAATATCTATATCTACGAGTTCTTTAAAATACTGTTGATATGTTAACCATCCAAATAATACTAAAGACATAACTAAGTCATCATGATGTCCAGAATCTGCCTCATATGAGTTCTTCTTTGCAACAAATGTGGTTAATTCATGAATAGTATCATAATCAGTGATTAAAAGTTTGTCTTCTTCTATCATGGTTTTCAACATAGAACAACCAACTCGTTTTACACCAGACGTAGTTTTTACACCTCTTCTAGACTTACCAGCCCCAAACCCACCAGTTAATATTTGACCTTTTGTTACCTTTGACTGAGTATAAAGAATGTTTTCATATTCCAAATCTTCATAAAGAATGTCAATTACCTGACCACCAATGTCATTTGTTTCTACTAAAATATAAGCATCGTTATAATGGACACCTAGCCTAAACAACA